TATAAGTCAGCATGTCAGTACATATTTTAATAGTGATGTTGTAACTACCCCAAACCTTAAAGGCATTTACGATTTTAACATGAATACTACCAAATTCACTGAAACTTTTAATTTTAAATTTACATCCACGATAGATAGTATTATAAATGAACTACATACAAACATTGACAAAATAAGTTTTAGTAATAGGAATAAATTTATAGATTATGAATAACGTTACAGAAAATCATGCTTGTCTAGCATGCGGAAGTAAAAATTTAGAAATTGCTTTAGATTTAGGAGTTCAACCATTAGCGAATAGCTTTTTAAAAGATGACAGTCCTGAACAAAAGTTTCCTTTAGCACTTAATGTGTGCAGAAGTTGCTTTCATTTACAATTAACTCATAGTGTAGATCCAAAAATTATTTACGAAAAATACTTGTATGTCAGTGGTACTAGTAAGACACTAAAAGATTACAGTAATTGGTTTGCCGGGTATGTAGATGAAACTGTGGATCGAAAAACACTTAATGTATTAGATATAGGATGTAATGATGGCACACAGTTAGATAGTTTTAAAAGTTTAGGTTATAATACATATGGTGTAGATCCTGCAAAAAACATTTATGAATTAAGCAGAATAAATCACAACGTTATATGTGACTATTTTAATAAAAATATAATAGGGAAAATGAATGTAGAGTTTGATGCAATTACTGCACAAAATGTTTGCGCGCACAATCCAAATCCATTAATATTCTTAGAAACATGTCGAGAATTAATGAGTGATCATACCATACTGTTTGTACAAACTAGTCAGGCTGATATGATATTAAACAATGAGTTTGACACAATTTATCACGAACATATTAATTTCTTTAATATAAACAGTATGAACGAGTTAAGTAAAAGAGCAAATTTAAATTTAATTGATGTTTTTAAGACCCCCATACATGGTAATAGTTATGTATTTGTTTTAAGTAAAACTATTGATAGAAGTTATTATATTCAAAATTTAATATCAATGGAAGCTAAACTGTTGAAATTAGAAACGTACAGACGGTGGCAGTCTACAGTATTAGCAAACTTACAGATATTAAAAGAAACTTTATTATCATATAAAGATAAAAAGTATAAATTAGTTGGATATGGAGCTGCGGCAAAAGGAAATACCTTATTAAATTTTGCTGAAATAAAGCTAGATTTTATTATAGATGACAGTCCATTAAAACAAAATACTTTTACACCAGGCACAAAAATACCTGTAACATCAATTGATGTATTAGACAATATTCATGAGGATGATAAGGTGCTGTATATTCCATTAGCGTGGAATTTCTTCAACGAAATTTCGAATAAAATTAAGAAAAAAAGAGATAATCCTAATGACGTATTTTGTAAATATTTTCCAAAAGTAGAGATAACAAATGTATAAATTTCCAGTAATAGAACTAGTAGATCGTTATTGTATTGCTAAGTTAAAGTTTAATAAAATTGGTACTAACCAAGAAGAACTTGACTTTTATGCGGATCAAATTAAAGAACTTCCTCTGCATCTTATACAAAATGAATTAGAAAGATTATATGAAGTTCATAGGCAAGTTTGGGAAGTAGAGGATGAATTTAAGAAAAAGAAAGCTGATACCAAATATGAACTTGAAGAAATAGGTCGTAGAGCTTTGTACGTAAGAGACATTATGGAAGAAAGATATCATCTTAAAAATAAAATGGCTGATATATTGAATGATCCTGTTAAAGAAAGAAAAGACTATGGCGGAGCATTTAAACTATAAGGGCAAGTCAAATACAAACTTATCTCGTCTTTTCAATACTTCAAAATTATAGTCACAAATTTTCTTGGTAAACTCTAAAAATTTAATTAATTCTTCTTCGTTTAAATTACATAATCTCTCTGTTTCATTTACTATCATCATTAATCTAGTGGCGTGGTTATCAACTTCATCATAAGTTTCATCAATAAAAGGATGAAAGGTTTTATATCCAAAACTACGAAGTTGTTTTAAAAAATGTTTGGGCCCAGTAACTAAAAAAGGATGTTTATAAATTATGGATCTAAAGATTTTCTCGCTGTATAATCTTCCTACAAGATCGTAAAACTCATTTTCGTCATAATTAAAGTTTTTTGACTGCATATAAGGAAAATTAGTTTCAGTGACTACACTAAAGTATGAATTATTAAACCAATAATTATGCTCAGGCAAAATTTGTGCTAAAGATTTTGATCTGTCGTTGTATTCAGTATCCAATAAAATATTATTAATAGCACATAATTTCTCTTTATTTTTTGCTAATAAAGTTACAGCTTCTTCATTTGTGTCTAGTTTATTAATTAAATCATTATAAACATTACTGCCGGTACTTACCCACCCGCTATCTTTAATATTATAACTGATGTATCCTTGATCCAACAGGTTTTTTGAAGCTAATAAGAAAACTATAGCTGCTCTATGTTCTCTGTAAAATCCGTTTAAACAAAGAAACTTTTTTTCATATTTTTTGTTTTCAAATTTAAATGGTTCAATAACGACTTTTTCTTTATAGGCGCCGTCTAGGTAATTTATAAGGGTATGAGCTTGAATTTTTGCAGCTAGTTCAAATTCTAAAGTTACTCTTACTCTAAAAGGTTTCACGTTATATTTTTTACTTACATAATCTACTGCTTTTTCAATATCAAAGGATTCCGTGCTTATGATTATATTATCTATTGGAACCTTATCTCGTACAACTACATTTAAGTAAATATTTTCTACTATTTCGTGATACCCATGGCCTGACATATGTAATAATAGTTTGATATTATCATAGCGAACTTTGTCGAGCCAAGGCACATCTACATAGTCTTCTAACTTAAAATGAGTAAAGGTTTCGGTTCCTAAAAATTCTACATAGTAAATATTTTCATTTTTAATATCAACATAATCAACAAAGTTTCCCACATGAGCTATTGAACTAGGATTGCCGTTTGGAATAGAATAAGTCTTAACATGTTTTTTAGAATATCCCGGATAGGTATGTAAGTAATAAAACTCTTTTCTATCTTTATTGTGAAAGTTTACTAGCATAAGGGTAATTGTTTACAAAAGTTATTCTTATCTTTTAATACATTAAAATTAAATTCGCAAATAGATTGTGCTTTATTTATAAAGTCAAATACTTCATCATCACTAAGATCGCTTAATCTTTTTACTTCTTTAGCAATTTTCCAAAGTCTTTTACTATTATCTAATTCATCATCGTAGCTTTCGTCTATTAATCCTTCAAACGTCTTATACCCTAAATATTTTAATAGTTTTAAAATATGAGGATTACTTACCATTATAAATGGATGTTTAAAGTATATCGTTCTAAAAATCTTTTCACTTAAAAGTCTTCCTACTCTGTCAGGTAAATCAGGTTTATGATAAGGTGGATCAAATGGGGGAAAATTTGTTTCTGTAATAACACTAAAATATGTGTCATTAAAGTATCTGTCATGTTCAGGCATAACTACAGCTAGATTATCACTTGTGTTAAAAGGTCTGTCTAGTAATATAGAGTTTAAAGATAATAATCTATCCTTATTGTTATCTAACATAGTTTTTACTTCAGGAATATTGTCAAAAAACTCATGCATGAAATCTAAAGTTTCACTAGGTGTACGCCCACCATCTTTAATGTTATAGCTAATCAAACCTTTATCAAGTAAGTTAAGACAATCAAATAAACTTATAAGTGCTGCGCGATGATTTCTGTAAAAGCCATTTAAGGAAATAAATTTTTTTTCATATTTTTTAAGTTCAAATTTGTTATATTGAACTTGATTAGTCCTTGCATAATAACTATAATATGCTTCAAATTCAGTAGCCAAAAAATATCTTAGCATTGGTAAATTTAATTTCTTACTAAAAAATTCTCCGGCTTTATGCATATCTGCCGACTCGCTGCTTACTATTACATTTTCAAAAGGCAAATCGTATTTTAGTATAACATCGGTGTAAATGTTTTCAATACTTTCATGATATCCATGCCCTGTGTTATGTAGTAAAAGATAGGCTTCTTTTTTCCTAATCAGATTTAGGGTGTATTTTGGTATGTACTCGTCTAGGTTAAAAGTAGTAAAGCAGTAATTACCAAAGTACTCTATATAATAAGTTGGTACATTAAGTATGTCCATGTAATCTGTCCATGTCCATGGAAAATAGTCCTTGTAATATTTCTCTATTACATAGGGGTTATTTCCTATATCCCATAATGTAAAATAGTGACTTTTATTTAAAATCATACTTTATTTAACGGAACGGGTTTAAAGCGTAAAAAAGATAAATATATCGTGCATTGATCAGTTTCAATGACTTACGCGGTTCCCGCCGCGTATCGGCTAGAACCCGACATTATAGGAGAGAAAACAATGGGTCGTCCACTTAAAATCGCAAAAGCGCAAGCAGTTGTTACAATCACAAACACCACTGGTGGTACTGAATTAATAACAACAAACGCAAACTTTACTAATCTAGGTATCATTGCAGGCATGCCATTTATTCCAGCAAGCAATCTTGGTGGCTTAATTGGTGGCACAACATATTGGATTCTTGAAGTTGTAAACGCAGGCAATAACAGCACATTCTATGCGTCTGAATATCAATTGTCAGCCAATCCAACATTCACTAAATTTAATGTGTCAACTGCCGCAGGTACAGTAGCAGCATCAGTAGGTGTTGTTGATGCATATTTCAACAATCCACTAGGTGGTGTAGGTTATCCAGCAACTAACGCAAACACATATGGCGTAGTTGGTGGTAACACAGCAATCTATGGTAGTCAAGTATTAGTAGGTGTATGCATGGGTGTAGCAGGAACAGGTACAATAACCGTTGCTGACGATAGCCCAAACATTGACGGTGTTGGCACAGACTTTGCAAACACATTCGTAGACGGTACAATCGTTTATGACGTTGATGGAAACATTCTTGGTACAATTGATGACGTAGCAAACGCAAATGCTGTATTCGCAACATTTGCTGCTAATGCATCAGCAAACGTATCAGGCGGTGCATATGTATATGGTACACCAGAAGCAGGTTACATTGTTCGTCAGAAAGGCAAAACAAAGTATCTAGTAACTGGTACTACATCAGGTCTAACTCAGGCTTGCTATACAGCAAATGTAGCAAACACTGCATTATTACCTAATACATTTACTATTACTGCTACTTACGCAAATGCTGCTACAGCATATGTACAATCACTAAGTGATTACAACTCAGAAGTATTCCCAACAACAGTAGCTGCTGCATCATTGGTAGCAGGTACAGTGTATACTATTGAGTTTGTAGGTACTACTGACTTCACAGCAGTCGGTGCATTTGCTAATATGACTGGTATTACATTCGTTGCTACTGGCGCAGGTTCAGGTACAGGTACAGCAGTACTTTCAAATATTGATCCTGACGTAATAGCATCATTCAACAGCGCCGTCGCTGCAAATACAGCAAACGGTCTATTGAACCCAGTTGTAACTATTACAAACGCTTAATAGGAAAACAACAATGCCAGCAACAGCGCGTAAAATTAAACAAACTGAAACTGACATTGCGGTGCTTCAGGTTCAGGTCGCCAACCTCGATGAAAAGATTGACGACCTGAAATCTGATTTAGTAGAAATAAAAGAAAGTCTAAAACAAAATGCCCAGCATAGTTCAGATATGTTGGAAGAATTTAAGAAAGAAAATGCCGAACAACATTCTGAACTTGCAGAGAAAGTAACTTCACTTGAACGCTGGCGTTGGATGTTGATGGGCGCTGCTGCACTGGCAGGGGCTATGGGTTTTCAAACCATACAAACATTATTTGCCCAATAAAAATTTTAATTTTTCTTGAACAACGTCAATATTAATTGTTGAAAACAAACCAGGATGTAATGGTTTAGGATGATTGTTTTCATCTATCCAAGCATAGCCTACATGTTCATTATTTAATTTAGGTATAAATTCTTTATCTACGCTGCAAAAAAATGTATGGTATGTAAAAGTTTGATTACTAAATTTTTGAATTGGAATTAACTTCGCATTATCAGGCCAATATTGTATTTCTTCATCACATTCACGTTTCAAACCTTCCAATAAAGTTTCGTTTTCTTCAAGCTTTCCGCCTGGAATACTCCAACTAAAAGATTGCTTATCATTTCTTAACAGATATAAAAACCTTTTCGTAGGTTGGCTATAAAAAAATATACCTGCACTTATTTTGGACATAAGACATTATAACATAGTTTATATAACTATACTATAATCTCCTTGACCATACCAACCTTCGTAACTTTTCATCCACTGCCCTTCTTCGTCTACGTATCTATACTGAACATTAGTAGTTAAATTTGTTACGTATTCTACTGTTGTAGCTTCACTTGCATCAAATGCTACTGTCCATGTTCCAGTACTTGTACTATACTGAATAATATCATTAGCACTTGCTACTAAATCACCCCAAGCCTGTGTTGTGTCTCCATCATGACCCATATCTTCTACGATAAGATATCTTTGTCCATTCACGGGTCCTGGCAGGCCAGCATTTGGACCTTGCAGTAGAGGATTTATAATAGCGTTAATAGGCACTAGTGTGTTTTGTGGCAAAGTATCAGGGTCAATATTGTAAATTAATATTCTAGCATCTAGAGGATCAACCACAAACGTACCTACTATGTCGCTCTCCATATAGGGATTTTGTAACCATATTTGACTAATACCAGGACGAACTGTACCATACTCATTCAACAAACTTGGCCAATACAAATCTGTATTTGGCGGAGTTGGTAAATCAAAGTTATTGTTACGGGGGTCAAAAGCCTCGTCAGCAGGTAGTAATTGTAAAGTATTATTCAATAATAAAACTTTATATCCATAAGGACTTATTTTTTGTCGTGTGCCTAATAATAAATCTTCGTCTTGTATATCCAATAAACTTGTACCTTTGTGTATACTGGCAATAACTTTGTTAACAACACCCAATTTTTTAAGTTTACTGGCAGTACTTATCCATATAGGCATATAGAATTTCCAACTTAAAACATCAATTGGGTTGCCTGTCCCTACTGGTATACTGCGACTACTAAATGTAAGTCCATCTTGATATACAACGCTTAAGCTCGTCCAATCAACAAAATTATCTGTGCTTTGTATTTCTAAACTAGGATTGAATAATGTACCTAATTGCTCAATTAATTCTAACTTTTGATTATAATTTGTTGTCCAAAAATCAACCTGGCAACGTAAAGTATATGGAACAGGCATCAGTCTTTCAATAGTAAAAGCTTGTCCTTGTGTTTGTTCATATGTTTTCGTAATAGGATTATAGGCTCTTTGACGCACGTTCATTTTGTCAACAAATGTAGGATCTTGGGTTCGACGCTGATCGTACTCTAACCCTGTTATGTAATACGAAATAAGTGGAGCACTAGGCAGATTACTTGCACTGTTTTTGGCAATGATAGTTGCAGCCTGTCTGCTAGCATCACCGTACATAACAGGTACACGAACTAAAATTGTATTCCCGTTTGGGTCTTTACCTTTTGTAACATACCAATTGCTAAAGATTTTTGCAAACTGTAACAAAAATCTTCTAATTTGATTATCGTAAAAAAATTCTGCCATATTATGGTTCCGGTGGTATTACAGGTGGGTCTTGCTGTAGTACTGAAGATAATGGT